CTTGGAGTTTCCGGAGCTAAAGCAGATGGTGCTGGAGGAGTACAAAGACTGGCAACCTGATAGTTTCATCGTTGAAAAGAAGTCCAACGGTGCGGCGCTGTATCAGGAGATGAGGCGGATGGGTGTCCCGCTTAGTGAGTTCACGCCAAGCAAGGGGCAGGATAAGATCTCGCGAGTTAATGCGGTGTCCGACCTGTTCGCGGCTGGTATAGTTTGGGTGCCCGATCGTAGGTGGGCATGGGAGGTTGTCGAGGAGTGCAACGACTTCCCTAGTGGGTCAAATGACGACTTGGTGGACAGTACCACTCTAGCGCTCCTGCGTTTCAGGCAGGGCGGATTTATTCGTCTTCCAACTGACGAACCGGAGCCCGTTAAGTGGTTCAAGAGCCACAAGCGAACAGGATTTTATTAGGAGAATTAGATGGCAATCGATAAAGGTCTTTACGAAGCCCCGCAGGGTTTGGATGCGCTCGCTGGCGAAGCTGCACCGATTAGTATTGAGGTCGAAGACCCGGAGGCTGTCCGTATTGGCGTTGATGGCATGGTCGTTGAGATGGTCAAGTCCGAGCCACGCGCTGAAGACTTTGATGCCAACCTCGCTGAGTTCATGTCAGAAGGCGACCTGCAGTCGCTAGCCGGTGACTTGATTGGGCAGTATGAGCAGGATCTTTCTAGCCGCAAAGATTGGCTGGATACTTACATCAAGGGCCTGAAGATCCTTGGCATCCGCTACGAAGAGCGTACCGAGCCGTGGCCGGGTGCGTGTGGTGTGTTCCACCCGCTGCTCATGGAGAGCGCGGTTAAGTTCCAGTCCGAGACGATTATGGAGACCTTCCCGGCAATGGGTCCGGTCAAGACCAAGATCGTCGGCAAGGAGACTTCGGAGAAGAAAGACGCGGCCATCCGTGTAGCGGATGACATGAACTACCAGCTCACTGAGGTGATGAAGGAGTATCGCCCGGAGCATGAACGGCTCCTCCTCTCGCTGGCTCTATCAGGCAACGCGTTCAAGAAGGTCTACTTCGATCCCTCACTGGACCGCCAGACGGCTGTGTTTGTCCCCGCTGAAGACATCATTGTGCCTTATGGCGCAGCCAACTTGGAGACTGCTGAGCGTGTTACGCACCGCATGCGTAAGACTAAGAATGAGTTGCGTAAGCTTCAGTACGCTGGGTTCTACCGAGACATTGATCTGGGTGAGCCGATGCGCGTTATGGACGAGGTTGAAAAGCAAAAGGCTGAAGATCAGGGCTTCTCGGCCAGCATGGACGATCGGTTCCAGCTCCTTGAGATGCACGTCAACATCGACCTGCCGGAGTACCCGGACGTTGATGAGGACAATAACGAGACAGGTATCGCTCTGCCCTACGTGGTCACTATTGAGAAGGGCACGGGTATGATTCTGGCGATCCGCCGGAATTGGGAGGAAGATGACAAGCTCAAAGACAAGCGTCAGCACTTTGTGCACTACGGCTACATCCCCGGTTTTGGATTCTACTACTTCGGTCTCATCCACCTCATTGGTGGACACGCTAAGTCTGCTACCTCCTTGCTGCGCCAGCTCGTCGATGCAGGCACTCTCAGCAACCTTCCGGGTGGCCTCAAGTCTCGCGGCTTGCGAATCAAGGGAGACGACACCCCCATCGCTCCGGGCGAGTTCCGAGACGTAGACGTACCGTCAGGCGCGATCCGCGACAACATTCTGCCGCTCCCGTACAAGGAGCCGAGCCAGACCCTTGCCATGCTCATGGACAAGATCGTCGAGGATGGACGTCGTTTCGCTGCGGTGTCGGACCTGAAGATCTCGGACATGTCGGCACAGTCCCCGGTCGGTACTACGCTGGCCGTGCTGGAGCGCATGCTCAAGGTGATGACGGCTGTGCAGGCTCGTGTGTACTACACTATGAAGCAGGAGTTCAAGCTCCTCGCCGCGATCATTCGTGATAATACCCCGGACTCATACAGCTACGAGCCAGAGGTTGGTAGCCCCCGGGCTAAGAAGTCGGACTACGACGATGTGGATGTGATCCCGGTCTCGGACCCCAACGCGGCTACGATGTCGCAGAAGGTCGTGCAGTATCAGGCCGTACTCCAGTTGTCTCAGACCGCGCCCCAGCTCTATGACCTGCCGTACCTGCACCGCCAGATGATCGAGACTCTGGGTGTCAAGAACGCTAACAAGATCATCCCGATCGAAGATGATATGAAGCCGGTTGACCCAGTGACTGAGAACATGAACGTGATGAACGGTAAGCCTGTCAAGGCGTTCCTGCCTCAGGACCATCAGGCACATATCGCTGTGCACATGTCGATGATACAAGACCCGAAGATCATGCAGATTGTTGGGCAGAACCCGCAGGCCCAGACGATCATGGGTGCTATGCAGGCTCACGTCATGGAGCATGTGGCGTTCCAGTACCGCAAGGATATCGAGCAGCAGTTGGGTGCCGCGTTGCCGCCTCCGGAGACGGACGACGAGCCTACCGTGCTTCCCCCGCAGGTCGAGGTCCAGATCTCGCAGCTCTCTGCACAGGCAGCAGCCAAACTGTTCCAGAAGGATATGCAGGAAGCGCAGGCCCAGCAGATTGCTCAGCAGCAACAGGATCCGGTCCTGCAGATGCAGCAGCAGGAACTGCAGCTTAAGGCACAGGAACTTCAGATCAAACAGCAGCAGATCCAGCTTGAAGCCCAGAATAAGCAGGCAGAACTGCAGCTTGAATCACAGATTCGTCAGGCTGAACTCCAGCGCAAGCAGGAGGAGATGCAGATCATGGCAGCAACCAAGGCCGGGGAACTCCGTATCCGCGAGCAGGAAGCTACTAGCCGTGCACAGCTTGACGCAGCAAGACTCGGGGTGGATGCCCGCAAGCACAAGGAAACCCTCACCGCGAAGCAGCGCATGGAAGGGACTCGTGCAGGCATTGACCTCGCAAAATCGCGGGAGGCTGCATTCGATCGCAGGTCTGCCGCGCAGCAGAAAACCACCCAGCCGGGTGCAAACAAGGAGGGCTAAATGCCTTACTCGAACGCTCTTGAATACCTTGAGACTCGTATCAAGGAGGAGCGCATTTTGATCGTGGAAAACCTGATTCAGGGAAAGCTTGATGAAGGTGAGTACAAAAGACTATGCGGGGCGTTACAGGGTCTTGACCTCGCAAGCAATTACATTAAAGACCTTGCAAAAAGGATGGAACAGGAATGAGTAATATCAACGTCGAAAAGACGCAGGAAGAGGCAGCTAAGGCGAAGGTTCTACCTGACCCGAAGGGCTATCGAATCCTGTGCGCCGTGCCGCACGTAGAGGACGAATACGAAGGCGGGATCATCAAAGCTGAGGACACCAAGAAGGTTGAGGAGCAGACCACGGTCGTGCTGTTTGTCCTGAAGATGGGTGACCTTTGCTACAAGGATGAGGCTCGGTTCCCTAATGGTCCGTGGTGCAAGGAAGGAGACTTCATCCTGACTCGCCCATACTCCGGCACTCGCGTGGTTATCCACGGTCGTGAGTTCCGCATCATCAACGACGACACGGTGGAAGCGGTGGTCGAAGACCCACGCGGAATCCGGCGCGCATAAGGAAGTAAATCATGACAGGACAGGAAGAATTTAAGTTTCCTGACGAAGTTGAAAAGGAAGCCCCTGCCGAAGCTGTGCAGGGTGATAACGACGATTTCAAGGTAGAGATCGTGGACGATACTCCGCCAGAGGACCGTGGCCGGGTACCGCTGCCCAAGTCGGTTGTGGAAGAACTGGAAAAGGACGACCTCGACGAGTATTCCGAGAAGGTCAAGAAGCGCCTTGGTCAGATGAAGAAAGTCTGGCACGACGAGAGGCGTGAAAAGGAAAAGGCGGCGCGCGAACGCGAGGAAGCTGCCAACTTTGCTGCTCGAGTTCTACATGAAAATAAGCAGCTAAAACAACGACTTGGAGTCGGAGAGAAGGCTTATATTCAAGAGATTACGAAGTCGGCTAACGTCGACTTGGCCGTCTCTAAAGAAAAGCTGAAGATGGCTTATGAGGCCGGGGACGCTGAGAGTATTGCCGAGGCTCAGGAAAGGCTGACCGACGCGAAGCTCCGTCTTCAGGAGTACTCAAGATTCAAGCCTACTTTACAAGCCGAAGGAAATGGTGTACAAGCACCACAACAGGTACAAGCACCGCAAAGTTCTGCTCCTGTCGCGGACCCAAAAGCCGAGGCGTGGAAACAGAATAACCAATGGTTCGGTGTCGACGAGGAGATGACTGCCCTCGCCCTTGGCCTGCACGCAAAGCTAGAAAGGTCCGGTGTGGATTTGCGTAGTGATGAATACTATAAGCAGATCGACTCGACGATGAGGAGACGATTCCCCGACTACTTTGGCGAGGAAGAGTCAACTCAAACGAAGGAGGCTGAGAAGCCTGCTCGCACAAAACAGAATACTGTTGTAGCCCCGGTAACGCGGTCAACCGCGCCTCGTCAGGTTCGCCTGACACCGTCTCAAGTTGCGCTGGCTAAAAAGCTTGGCCTTAGCAATGAACAGTACGCACGTGAAGTTATGAAACTGGAGAGCAACAATGGTTAACAACAATCGTCTTGATCGTGAAGTCGAAAGTAGAGAGTCGACGCAACGTAAACAAGATTGGACGCCACCCCAGACGCTTCCTTCCCCGAAGCCACAGCCGGGTTGGGTCTTCCGATATATCCGGACCAGTATCATGGGCACTGCTGACCCATCGAATACCTCCGCGAAACTCCGTGAAGGTTGGGAGCCTGTGAAGGCTGAAGACCATCCAGAGTTGATGCATATGGCCGATCCGAACTCCCGCTTTAAGGGAAACATCGAGATCGGGGGGCTACTGCTCTGCAAGGCTCCTGAAGAACTGATGAAGCAGCGTGAGAACTATTACGCCCAGCAGACTCAGGCTCAGGTGAACTCTGTGGACAATAGCTTTATGAGGCTGAGCGACGAGCGGATGCCGCTGTTCAATGAACGGCGTTCCACGACCTCGTTTGGCAAGGGTAAATAATTTTTCTTTTTAGGAGTATCAAATGGCTTATCCCACTGTTGATGCCCCTTATGGCTTTAAGCCGATCAATCTGATCGGTGGACTGCCGTTTGCGGGTTCTACTCGACAGATTCCGATTGGGAACAACTACGGCAC